ATATCCTCGACAACCTGGATCTCGACGACGGATTCCGCAACTACGCTCGCAATGCCGGCATTCTAGAATCCTCCCTCGTTCCAGAGCGGTCTCGGGATCAGATGCGGCAGCAACGAGCGCAGGCACAAGCACAAGCGGAGCAGGAGGCAGCAATGCTTGAAGAGGGCGAGACTGTAGCGAAACTTGCGAGCGCAACTAGATGAGCATTGACGATATGATCTTCGGTCGCCATCCCGGCGAGTCGGATGACCTGTATGCTGCTAGAGTCGATGAGATTCAGCGAGCATTCCGCAATGTCCTTGCAACCTTGGAAGGACACAAGCTCATTGCCTTCCTCACGCAGGCAGTAAACCCAATTAAGCCTCGATTCGGCGCAGGGGTGTCCCCTGAGATGGCAGCATTCCGCGATGGGCAGGCAGATGTCATCGCAACCCTTTTAACCCGTGGAACCAACCTCGGGATGTCCAAACCAGACAACTACCACAACCAATGACAACTGACGAAAAACGAACGGAACTTGAAGCGGCAGGCATCAAGGTCCGAACCAATGCCTCACCTGCCAGAATTGACGACCTCTACGCCGAATACCAGGCGATGGTCGAGGAGCATGGGCCGATTGTCGATCAGGACATCGAGCCTGTCGAGGAGATCGCGCCAATGAGGGTTGCGGCCACCAGTTCTGGCGATGATAGCATGGCGGAGTTCTACAGATTCATGCTCGCGAACGGCAGCAAAATGTCCGGCGACAAGACTCCCATCGTCATCGAATGGGCGCGGCGGAACCTCAACGAAGAGCAGTTCAACTCGCACTACAAGGGGAGGGTCAGCAAATGAGCGACGAAGCAACACTTTCCGCCCCGGCAGCAGTCGAATCCTCGGCAGCATCAACCGTATCGCCTGTCGATACAACCATTTCGCAACCAGCATCGACGGCATGGTATGGTCAACTGCCAGAAAGCCTCGCAGGCGATCAGAAGTTCTTCGATCAGTTCAAAGATCAAGAGTCGTTCATGCGCTCCGCTAAAGAAACGAAGAGCGCACTCTCCCGCAAGATGGAGGGATACGTCAGGATTCCCGGCGAGAATGCGAGCGAAGACGACATCGCAGCATATCACCAGGCAATCGGAGTTCCCGAAGATCCATCCGGCTACGAGATTTCCGCAGAGGAGGCTCTTAACCTTCCCGGTTTCGATCCCGAAGCACTCGGCCCGATCAAGGAGGCAGCGCATTCCCTCGGCCTTTCCGCTCAACAGTTTGAGGGTCTGGTTGCCGCGCAAGCACGCATCGAGTCCGCTCAGATCGCTGAGATGACGCGGGCGGAAGAGGCGCTCGTCAACCAGTGGGGGAACGACTTTGAATACAAGGTGATGGACATTCAGCAACGAGTTGGGGAAGTCCTCGATCTCGATCAGATGCTCATGCCTCGGGCAGATGTCCTCCGCGCCCTAGACTTCCTTGCGGCAGATTTCCGGCAGGACACAACCGCAACTGGGCGAGCATCGACTAGCGTTTCGAGCATCGAAGAGCAGATCGGCGCCATCCTGCAAAGTCCCGCCTACCGAAATGGGACCGACAAAGCAGCGCGGGAACGATTGCACGGTCTATATCGCGAGCAGGCAGCACGAGAAGCGGCAACGCGAAGATAATTTCCACCGCAAGGAATCGCTACCTAGCAATGGAGTCCCTGCCCCAGTTTTTCGTTTTTCTGGGGCAGGGATATTTTTTTACTTGCGTTACTATACTTTGACGCAAAGCAATTGAGATAGTTCTTCAAATGGCCCCATGAAATGGGACTACCGGGAGAAGGCGAGCAACCAACGAATGGCCCCACTAGGGATTACCGGACGGCAGGTGCAACACCTAAACTTCTAAACCCATTTCAAAATCATGGCACTATCTATTGCCCACGGCATCCCCGAAGAATTCCGCCGCGAATTCACCAACAACCTCGAGCATGAGGTCCAACAACTCCTCTCCAAATTCTCCAGCCGCATCAAGGTTGAAGGCTTTGAAGGCAAGGAGAACATCTACAACTCCCTTGAGCCGCGTTCGTTCAAGAACCGCAACGGGCGACTTCAACAGTCCGCTCCTACGGAAGCTGAACTTCACGCTCGCAAACTGACGAAGGTTCCGTTCTACGATCAGGCGATCTTCGACAAGTGGGACAAGGAGTTCCTTGGCAAGTTGGCTCTCCCTGACTCGGAAACGATCCAGGCGATGAAGGCGGCATATGCTCGTCTCATTGACACCGAAGTCTGCAAAGCCGCAGATGCCACCGTCTACGGAGGTCAGGAACCTTACGTCACTGCCATCGATCTGCCAAACTCGCAGAAGGTTGACGTTCAGCTTGGAAGCCCAGTTGCAACTCCGGCCAATGTCGGACTCACTCCTGACAAGTTGGTCAAGGCGATGCAGGTCTTCAAGGAGAACGATATCTATCCCGAAGAGGAAGAGTTGATCCTTGCCATCAATCCGAAGGCGGAGCAGGACTTGTATAACTACATCAAGGCCGCTCCGAATGACGTTTGGGCGAACATGATCGCACGATGGGCTGAGTCTGGCGGAACCACCAAACTGTTTGGCTTCACCGTCATCTGCACCAACCGGATTGTGAACACTGCCGCTACTGACATCGACAGTTGCTTCGCCTACTCGGCCAAACGCGGACTTTACATGGCTCCCGAAAAACTGGAGATCCACATGGATGTTCTTCCAACTCAACAACACGCTCTTCAGATCTCGGCCTACGCGACCCTCGGGTTCATGCGTCGTTTCGAGAAGGGTGTCGTTATGATCCCCTGCGACCGCACTCCCTGATCAACTTCACCACTGAAAGGAAAACAATCTCATGGCATCTATTAATACCGCAGAACGAACCGCACAACTCGAAACGCTTTACAAGCGTGATGTCTCTCCTTCTTATCGGCAGCTTCAAGCTCCGTTGAGAATCGCGAGCTATGAAACGATCACTCTCACCGCAAGCTCCGTTACCGCAGGCGACACTATCGTCCTCGGAACGCTCGGCTGTGGTGGGCGAATCATTCCAGAGCATTGCCGGATTGTCGGCACGGGCGGAAGCGTTCAAGGAACCGTCAAGGTTCAGAAGGTCAATGCCGCAGGAACTGCTACTGATGTCACTGGCCTTGCTACGCTTGCCACTGATGAAACGGCAGTTCCGTTCCTCAAAAGGTCCGGTGCACGCACGCTTGCCGATTTTGAAGCAACTGATTACCTTCAGTTGACTATCGGCACTGCGACCGCACTTGCTGCTGGCGACACTGTTGAGCTTTATCTGGCTTACTCGTCAGACGAAGCTTCCTGATCCAACTTCAACATCCCGCTCATCCTTCGGGGTGGGCGGGTTTTCTTTGAATCGCGGGATAGTCTAGAGGCATGACGCGAGGCTCATATTCTCGAAACACGGGTTCGATTCCCGTTCCCGCAATCTACTGCGAACATGGCTGATGTAGACATCGCGAACCTGGCCCTCTCCCATCTGGGAGCGCAAAGGATCGCGGCATTGTCAGATACCAGCAAGAACGCTATCGCTTGCCGTCTGCACTACGACACGGTGCGCGACTCGCTACTCAGAACCAGGCTTTGGAAGTTCGCCATCGTCCCGGTTAAGCTGTCCAAGCTCGCGGACCCTCCCATTTTCGGATGGAGCAACGCATTCGTCCTGCCGCACGATTTCCTGCGTGTCGCTACGTTCAACGGTTTTGAGGTCGATCTCCGCGCCTCAGAGTTCCGCATCGAGGGACTCACACTACTGACTGACGCTGACGAGGCGCAAATCACCTACGTCCAACGAGGAGTATCGGCAGATCGCTTCGACTCCAACTTTGTCGAGGTGCTTGCCTACCGTCTAGCGGCAGCAATCGCGATGGAGATCACGCAGTCCGCAGACCTTCGGAACATGATGGAAGGCATGGCGGCAGAGAAGCAGAAAAAAGCCGGACATGTCAACGCCGCACAAGGACGCTCGACCGTCATCTCGGGGCCGTCTGACGCAGCATTCGGGAGGCACTACTAATGGCTGCACCTACTGACATCTGCAACATGGCGATCTCCCGGTTGGGGCAACCGAAGATCAACGATATCGGCGAGAACTCAGCGGCAGCAATCGCTTGCCGCGATCATTTTGAACCAGTTCGGGATGCTCTCCTGCGCGGACATCCTTGGAACTTTGCTACCGTCAGGGCGGATCTCGAGGAAGGCGCGACTCCCGAATACGGCTGGAGCAGATCCTTTACCCTGCCGGATGACTTCCTGCGGCTCAATACCGTCAACGGAGTCGAGGCATCGAGGTGCGAGGCAGATTACTCCCTGACGTTTAGAACGATCTACAGCAACGCGGACACGCTCCAGGTAACCTACGTCAAGCAGATCGAGGACACTACCCTGTTTGATCCCCTGTTCGTCGAGGCATTCGTCCTAAAGCTCGCCGCAGCAATTGCCCCTAGCATTGCAGATCCCGCCGAAAAGGGCGCGATGGAAGCACTGTCCGCCGGCAGGCTGAGAGATGCTGCCTTTGCAGACGCGAGCGAAAACCGCTCGATGATCTCGACAACCTCGATGGGCGCGGCATCCCGCTACTATCGACCGCAGGCAGTGGCATTCGACGCATGGGGACCGTCCGTTGGAATCAAGGGAGGGGACGGTTGGACTCCGCTTATCAGCCTTGTTAATGACGCAGGCAGGGAAGTAGTTTACGTTTACGATTGGACAGGCGGCGACGGCATTGCACCGAAACCGGGAATCGGCTACGTTGGCAGATACGGCATCGTCTCAAACATCGCGAATGCAGTTGACATTACGGGTCCGGTTGGTCCGGTTGGTCCAATGGGACCGAATTCGATCTCCACCGCAACCCTGTCAGAAATCACTGGCATCCTCAAGGGAGCGGCAGGCAACGTCGCGGCAGCAATACCTGGGACCGATTACGCTTCACCAGTTCACGATCACGCAGGGCAAAGCCTCGGGCCGATTGACAAACTGTCCTTCGACACAACTCCATCCGGCTCACTGACGGGAGCAGGGCAAGCGATCTGGAGCGAGGAAGAGGAAACCGTAGACATCCAGTTGAACGGTTTCACCATGCACACTGGTCAGCATGTGGTCTTCCACTGCAAGAACCAAACCGCTAGCAGCATCGCAAAGGGAGTTCCGGTCATGTTCGCAGGAACGGACGGGAATAGCGGGAAGCTACTGATCAAGCCTTGGGACGGGATCGGTCCCGCGACCTACTTCATGGGGATTGCCGCAGAAGCATTTGCGGTCGATCAGGAAGGATTTGTCGTTGCCTTCGGGAAGGTGCGCGGCATCCAGACTAACGGAGCGAACTACGGAGAGACATGGGTAAACGGAGACGTTATCTATGGATCAACGACCGCAGGCTACCTAACGAAAACCGCGCCAACAATCCCGTCGCCACTGGTCGAGGTGCTGGCAGTAGTGTCGTCTCACGCAAGCAACGGGACGGTCTTTGTTCGTCCTACGCACTCGATCGGAACTCACGCGGCGGCAACGGTGGCGGATACGTCGAGCATTAACCTGACCGTAACCGGACAACAGATCTCCGCAGACGCGATCTTCGGCAGCGCGGCAGGCACGATCTGCCAAGGCAATGACGCTCGCCTGACGCAAAAGGGACAACTAGGCATCACGATTGATGGAGCAGGTGCGAATATTTCAGCGGGAGTAAAAGGATTCCTTCGCGTTCCATACAACTGCGCGATCACAAAAGCTGAGATGGTCGCCAACGACGTTGGAGATGTAACGGTCGAGGTCTGGAAAGACACATACGCAGCATTTCCACCTACGTCCGCAGACTCGATTTACGGAGGCACTCCACCTACAATTACTGCCAACAATAAGTCCACTGACGCAACCCTTTCGGGCTGGACCACTTCCCTTACCGAAGGTCAATACCTTGCCTTCAACGTCCCGTCAGCGTCAACCGGATCTCTTACCAGGGTAACACTTGTCCTCGTAGTCAACCGAACCTCATGAGCAATCGCGAATTCATTCGATCATCTATGAATGCCGCTTTTCTGGCGTTGCCGGAATGGTTGTGGGTTCCGTTCCTGCCCATGCGGGACACGCTTACGATCTTGTTCGACAAGGAGGAGGATGCGCTTGCAAGGCAGGTCATCAACGCCATCCCGCAACCACTAGGCTGGACGGTCGAGCAACTTGCGGAGTTCGATCTCGCAAAGGCCGCAATCCTTTCGTCCATTGATGCGCTAATCGCAGACGCGATGGCAAACGATCCTAATCTCACGCCGGAAGCCAGAGCATATAGCGCAGAAGCTAATGCAAGGCGAGACGCTGAAATCGCAGCAAGGAGGGAAGAGTAATGGCGGCAGTAGCACTTCCTCAATACTGGATGCCGGAAAACGTGTCGTCTACTCCTACCATCGCGGGAGCAGCAACACTGGATCTGAACGGAGCAAGTCAATGGGTAGCGTTAATTTTCTCAATGCCCTACACCGCAACGCTTGACGAATACTTTTTTCGCATCAACTCAGCAACAACTGGGTGCGAGGCACAGGTTCGCATTGAAACAGTAAATCTAGCAACTGGATACCCAACTGGAACTCTCGTAAATGCAAACGCTACAGCAAGCGTTACTATTACAAATGGAGGCGCAACATACAATGGAGCCTTTGCGGGAACCTTCAATATCGCCGCAGGAACCCTGGTGGCATACATGGTTAAGGTCACAAGCGGGACTCCGGTTGCGGTGCAGTTTGCAACCTTTACGGATGGCGTATCATCTCATGGCTTGCCATATCTGATTGATTACGACACAACCGAAAATCCTCGGTTTGTGCTTGCGCCTTTGATGGGACTCGGCGTGACCGGAGGGTCTGCATTGCAGATCAGAAATGCTTGGCCAATGGAATCGACGCTTTCGGTTTCCTACAGCAGTGCTTCAGCTTTCAACGCTTACGGCAACCGATTGCGCCTAGATCTAGCCTTGCGAATCGCTGGAGTCCGAATCTGGATGGACGCAGATAGCACTGGAACCATTAAGCTATTCGACTCAGATGGGGCGACCCTTTTACGCTCGATTAATTTTGACGGTGGCACTCCACCATCAGCAAGTCCGTTTGTCTCGGATTTCTATTTTAGTTCACCGATCACTCTAGCGGCAGGAGAGTATTGGCTTGCCGCTCAAGCGACATCGACAACAAGCCTACAAATTTACAGCTTCAACTTCTACAGTGCGAAGTTTCTTAACGGAAGCCCAATGGGCGGAAACACTCTTGCCGGGACCAACACAAACATAACCGCGTCACTTCCTGCGAGCGTCTCGGATTGGAACACTCCATCTACAAATTCGCAATACGCCATCGTTCCAATTATTGATGGGGTTGAAGCAACTGGCGGAGGTGGCGGCGAAACTTCCCACGTTTTCTCAACATGAGCCTACACGTTCATCGCAACAGTTTTAACGCAGGCGAGCTATCTCCGCTCATGGATGCTCGCGTAGACGAGGCGAAGCATCCCTTCTCCTGCCGGATCATGGAGAACTTCCTCCCGAAGATCTACGGAGGAGCGTTCCGCAGGCCGGGAACGATGTATCTGGGGGCTTTGCCAACG